GACGCGTCGCGATGGCCGAATAGAAACCGTCAGAAGGGACGATTTCCTCGGAGCAACCGGCAACGGCTATGGCTCCCTGATTGGACAAAGTTGACCCTTGGTAGGTAATCAAACAGTCCATAAAAGGTATTGAAATTTTGTCAGCGACTTCAATGACCTTGTCCCATTCGGGATAGAAAACATCGAAGACAGACTCGGAGTATGCGGCGGCGCAAGACAAAGTACCCACAGTGGGCGTGAGGGTGTAGTTTCCATCCAAGGGGATAGTATTCGCTCCGACGGATCCAGCGTCCAACTCCAAAGTGAAATGGGTGGCGGTCGAGGGATAAACGAAAGCAGGAATACCTGCCACTCCAAATCCTGGAGTGACGGCTACGGAACCTCCTGTAACCCATGCCCCCGCTGAATAGTACAACGCCGACCCCGTATAAGAGGCCGGGCCGCCATGACTCCCAGAGATGGAGATGTTGACGGCTATAGTCGCACCAGCAGCGGAAGACATAGTGATACAAGGCTTCCCTTCAAAATGGATTGATTCTGAGGAACAATTTTCAACAGCGGTTAGAATACAAGTAACTTCGCCAGTTTCCTTATAGTAAGACCCACTCATGAAAGCACCACTCTCAGGAATGGCGCTAGTGTGGGAAATCATCAAAGGATTGACTAAGCTTGGTTGTACGATGACAGCAAAGTCGCTGACACCTGTGACGTCGACGATCATTGGGAACGTGACAGCACCGGCCCGAGATGGGCACAGGGAGGGTGCTAACATGGAACGACTGTGTGATGGGTTCACCACGTGGTCGGCAAATTCTGCGAAGCGCGGGTTACCAAGGCTAACCTTGGCAATCGCCTCCTTCTTGACGTGTCGTCTATTCTTGGACATGTTGAAAGATTAACTGTGATAGAGGCTATAACGTTAGCCAAATACGGAAATATTAATGAGATTTCGTCTCTAGTGCCCCACACTTTCGACATCGCTGCCGGCCCAGTTTACTCCTGGACACGGAGGGACAAGTTTAACGTCTTTCCGGGACGCGGTTGCCACCACTATTTCCTCCAATTCTTCCGGTCGCTGGGCTTGTTCAAGCTGGGCGACTCCCTGCCTTTTCCTTTATCCTCGACATTCTGCTTCTTAGTTTTCTTGGCGGCCGCGGGTTTGTTTGTTTTCTTTGCGGACACCTTCTTCGCGGAAGGCTTTGTCTTGGGTTTAGTGGTTGGAGCCACTGGAACAGGAGGGGTGGTTGTTGGTTGTTCCTTCTTCTTGCGCGCCCGGGGCTTGGGCGGACGCAAGACATCCTTGACCGGTACGCGCGTATTCTTGTCAATATGCGCGAACGTACACGGTGGGTCTTTCCTCTCACACTTACCTCTGGCAAATGCATGACAGAAGTATTTGGGGTGATGGTCAGGGCAGTTCTTCTTGGAACAGCCTTCCTTGTCGTTGATGTGGGCGAAGCAAACAATAGTGCTCGTGTCCACAGCAGGCGTGCCGGACAATTGTCCGTCAACGACGCAAGGTAGGCCTACAAGGGAAACGTGATCGATAATGCGGAGTGGTTCAGGAAACTGCTCAAAGGTCATGGCAGCATCCATCATGGACTCCCACGATCGAAATTCGTTCATGGAAATACCCTCACAGTCGAGGAAATTTGCCAACGCATTATGCTGTTGGGCTTTATTAGGAGGGGGGAAGATAGGAACCAACCAATCAGATTGGATACGGTCGGAAAGGTACCGCTTACCATGCTCAAGGGGCCAAGCACCATGGGCTTTAGTTTGCCATGATGCTTGCCAAGTCCCTTGCGGGACGAGACGTAAGACGGTACGGGCCCAGACATTAAGTACTGGGGTTTGCGAGTCGGTTACCCACAGGGAAACGGCTTTTCGCCAAGCCATAACCTCGCGGGATACGTTGTCCAACTCGTGGGGGCTAATGTGCAGTTTGCCAGCTGCGCGTGAAATGTCATGATGACTGCTTAGGGAACCAAACGGGTCAGGGTATATGCGGCCAAGAAAGTCGATTTGGTCTTCAGCATTCTTTTTCTGCAACTTGATCTTAAAACCTATTATGCCATAGGTTTCAATTGCAATGTCGATGTCGGGATAGTAAGCGAGACCATCATCCCCACCGAGCAATCCCATAGCCTCCCAGGCGGCCTCATAGTCAAGACCGGATCGTCTTAACACAATGAAACAGCCGCGAGCGCTATTTAGGGTATTGCGGAGAGTAGTGTCTGCGCCACCAGATAACATCTGGAAAAGAATAAGGAAGAATCTTCCAAACTTGGTTACATGAAGCAAATTCGAGTGTGCGTTTAGGAGAGCACGCAGCCGTGCATGGTAACATGCAGGAAAGAATTGAATCATGTCCTTGATGAATTCGTTAAAAATCCACCTACCTTGTGTGCCGTCAAATTTACTAAAATCGGTAGTACATATGTACTCCCGACCTTCGCAAACACGGACAACACGTTTGACTAGTTCCTCGGGGGGCAGCCCAAAAGCGTAGAAATACGTATGCTGTTTTAATGCATCAACAACGGCTTTGACGAAACGGGAATATTCCATAACTAACGGCTTAGGAACATCCTTGATATCTCGAGGGGCTTTGACTTCGGGGTAAGCTTCCACTTTCTGGAACGTGCGCCGGATGACCTCTTCTAAGGGATCGCCTTCGGCGGCTGCAACGTACTTTGCCTTCTCTTGGGCATCGCAATTATCCAAAATGTCTTCCGCGGTGTAAGGTTCCAGTTTTAAGCCATCTGGACAGATGACGCTGAAAAGCTTAGCACGAAATTCATTGGAGTATTTCTGCATATCCGCCGGAATCTTATTTTCCTTGGGGCGGATGTCTTCAACACGGCCTTGGACGCAGGCTTCGTCAGCACTGGGTCCGAAAGTCGGGATTATTCCTCGGTCGACAATCGCTTTTGTGATCTGATTGCCTCGCAACACTTCATCTTCCGGCAGGTCCGCAAAGATGGGTCTATAGTCACGCGCCCTAGTCGGGGGAACCATTTTGCCATCAAAGGGGGCTATAACGGCCAAAGCTTCTTTCAAAAGATACACATTGGTGGACTGCGACAATCTGCCCACAGTGTGAACAGAAAAGGACGCCGTCGTGCGTGAAGCCGAACACAAATCGTGATAAACATCGGCTTTCAAATTGAAAGAAGTTTTGCCATTAAACAGAAGAGCAACTTTTCCCATAATAAACGCGTATTCGACAACGTTGCCTGTTTTAGGACAGACAACAACGTTGCTGGCGAACCGTTGGATACTATGAAAATCGTAAAGTGTATTAACGAGAAAGTAGGATGAGGAAGGGTAAAATGCTTTGGGCGTCAACAAAACCATGGCACGACACATGTCAGACATAGGTCTGTGGTCAACCATGGCGAGGATAGATGGAAGTCCATCCTCTGCAATCAACATCTGGTCTGAGTTCCAGTCCCATACGGGGTGCTCTTTGTAGGAAGCACCGTCATAGAGACAAGTCAACAAGCCAGAGTGGAAGGTGAAGCCACCTTGGGCACTTTCGTGTGAGAGGCGGTCCAATAAGTAAGTGAACATAAGTACTGGGCCGCGGGCGAGAAGGCGCTGCAATTGCCAAGCGGTGAGCTTGAAATCAACGTCTATCATAACAATTAACGGTCTGTCAGGTATCGGAACTTCCTTGACGCACAACATTTCGTCTGGATCGGGGACTTGGTACTCTTCAAATTGCATCGCTCTGGCTAAAGATGTAGCGAAACATCGGGCCTGGGTGCGAACTCCAGCGTGGAAACCATGCGGGTTCGAGGTTTTATTAGTCAACGGAGCAAAGGGTAGGTGCCGAAAGCGACGCCTTAAAAGAGTATGGTAAGAGGTTATGCGAGAAGAGTCTGCAACGCGGAGGCGGAGACTGTTCCTAATATTAGCCTGGACAGAGGCAAGAAAAACCCAATTGGACGAACCAACTAGGCTGGGGAGAGCAGTGATGGTTAGACCAATCACTATATTTGATGTGGTTAACGCCACATGACCCGCGCCTATTACGGCGGGTCGTACAATCAAAGAGTTAACATTCCTTGACTGTGTTGCTATTTCTAAAACACTTAAGCGTCCAACATTAATTGAGGCAAGGCCGACAACGTAACCAACAGAGGTCACATCGCCAGCACGGGCAACAACTTGGTGTCTTATTCTTTGCGCGTCACTTGCTGCGGCCTGTACCAACACATTTGATACACTAGCCACATCGGAGCAAACAGATGGATCAATCGGAGAACAACCACGGAGGAAGTCACACACGGACTCGCCTGAGGGCGCCCAATTGAGGCTGATTGCTTGTGTCACGCCGTTAAAGAAACGGCCCATGGTACGTCCCACGATTGCTCGTGTTAGTGTGGGACGCCCGGTGCGTGGAAAAGAATTTATTCCAAACATTGCTCGGTCAGTATCGTTTTATCGCGGTCGACCAAGACTAAGAGAGTTACTAAAAGATAAAGGGGTAAAGCCGTTAAGCTTATTCGAATATCC